CCTTTCCCTTGAAAGCTAGGATTTATTTGTACTGGCTTGTTAAAGGAACCACCAAGGCTTTGAATATCGCTGTAAACATTCTGGGTTGAGGAGCCTGTGAATTTCTTAATATAAATTTTTTGATCCCAGTCAGTTCCACCCGCGCCAGTGGTGACATAGCCCTCTGACCCAGATGCGAAGCTAACAACCTCATCTTGAATATAAATATCACCGATATTATCGACTTCATGACCAGCAAGGACCAAAATTCGGTGCATGTACTTATTATCGGAACTGACCTCTGCGAATGTTATCAGCCCGCCCTTGCGGGTTTCTCCATAAACAATTTCAAAATCACCTATCGGATCTATTTGATTTGATAAGCCCGTAGAAGTGCCACCAATGCCCTTCAACTTATCTTCTAACGCTGCGTTTAAAGCGATAGCACTTACAGTAGCCACTACAGCTACGCCGACCGCATAAGTGACTGTTGCGCTTGCGGTAACGCCAACCGCCGTTAAAACATATGCACCCACTACAGCCATCAGTTCAACCTTTTAGAAAAATTGTTTTCGATGTGAGTATAACCCATTCTATGAAGGAGCGCATCAAATGGTTTGTGGATCTTTGTATTCACAATCAAAACAGAAACGCCATCTTGTTTGAGGAATTTCTCAGCCACCTTCAAAAGCTTCATTCCCGCCAAACCTTTTCGATAGTCTGGGTGCAAAAACAAAACATCATTATAAGCAAAAATATGGTCTTTGTAGTGCATTGATCTTTGGGCAAGAACCACAAAATATCCAACCAAAACCCCATCATCACGCGCCGTAAAAACCTTTAAAACGCCCTGCGCCTCTGCCGCTTCGTATTGATCCCAATCAGGATTAAGCTTGATTTCATCTTGATTGAGGGCAATCTGCTCCCAGTGCAACTGAATGAGTGCTTGGATTTCAATATAAACAGAGGACAAAAATTCCTGCTGGTATCTCATTCTACGTCTTTGCCCCAGTCTATTTTCTTATCTTGCAAATCTTCTACAAAGGAAAAGAAATTATCGCCAGAAAATAACTGCTCGTGGCTTTCTTGAGTATACCGAAATGGCCTTGTGCGCTGTAAGTCTATAAGCTTACTTTCAAGCTTTACCTGTATCGTAGATGTTTCTGGGCCATCTTGGATTAAAAGCTGATCCATATAGCCCTCAAACATATTGGTGAGGTTCGCATTTCCCTGCACCCCAAAGTAAACATATGCTGAGCGCCCGTGATATTCGTGAGCAAGAGCCGCAGTTACTATTGAGGTAGGTATGCCAGACAAAACCAAATTAATGCCCGTAGCCTTCAATTCTGCGACTTCCTCCAGCCCAGATATTTGCAACAATTCCCCAGTGCCGTAATAGGTTTGACTGTTGAGGGTTGTGGTTCCTACCCCCGTCCAGAACCGAAGGGGCGCAGCGGCGCTTGTGCTTGGGTTGTAGAAGTTCAATTCTATCGCATAGAAAAGCTTTACCTCTGGTTGAAGCAAAGCTGTCTTGATTGTTGAATTAATATCTCTCGGCATGATGCCCCCTTATTTTTTTGCAGGGGCTTTCTTGCGCTTGGCTTTTGTTTCTTCTGGCCCCGCGTTGCCCTGCACTTCAATAGCTGCGCCGCGTTCAATCATAGACTTCGCCAGTTTCTTTTGCCAAGGCTTATCCAAAGGTAAAACTTCACCCACCATATACTTTCGGGCTTTGGTTCCTGATGCGTTGCTTTCACCAGCCACGCTATAAATCATTTGTACTTGCTTCATAGATCCACTCCTAGAAGGGTGAGGGGGGCGGGTGGACGCTCCCCTCGTTTGCTCTTTATGAAGTTGCGTGTTTCAGAACGCGCATAGCTTCGGCAAGAACCACTTTACCACCGACACGGCGGCGAGCGATATAACGGACAAGGCCCGTTGCCGCTTGGCTGTATGGGTCACGCAATACTGAAAGCGCAACACGATCAACGATCATATATCCGCGACGGAAGTCACCGATGAGAACAGATTTGGCACCAGAGGCCGCATCTGCTACATCAGGGGCTTCCACATATGGGATACCGATGATTGTGTTTGGAGCGCCAGACTGACCAGAGAAACCAGTTTGGAAAATGTACTGGCCCGCTGTGTCTTTCAACTTACGGATAATGCCCAAAGTTGCGCGGTTGAACATCATTGTAGCATTAGCTGCATACTCTGATTTCAAGCCATGCACCAAGTCCATCAGGTTATCGGTAGAGATTGCCGCTGATGCTGCACCTGTGGCGGTGTGTGCAACGGTGTTCCCGTTAGTGATACCTGTTGGCTTGTTTGTGCCATTACCAGCAATGAACGCTGCGCCCTCGCCTTTAGCAAACTGCTCGGCGAACTCTTGGTTCATTTCGGCTTCCATGTTGAAAGCACTATCTTCCAGCAACATTGAAGAAATATCGACCAGAGCGTAAAGCTCATGAGTGGCGATAGTGTTCAAGGTTGTTGAATAGCCAGTGGTTTCTGAGCGTGTGCCAGTTTCCGCAGTCCAAGCTGCCGCGAAATTTGCATCCTTTGTGGGGATTTCAATTTCTTTGGAGGTTGTGGCGCGAACGCGAGCAACAGAACGAACTGGTGAGATTTCAGTTACGATCTTGATTAACTCAGCAACATATTCCTCTGGAGCCAAGTTACCCGCTGTGGCGGCTGTTCCAACTGTCAGCGCTTTAACTTCGTCGGCGTCTAAGCCTTCGTTGCCTTTACGCATGAAAGTATCCCAAGCCTTAACAGCAATATCAACGCTCTTGGTTTCAACGCCAGAATTTGGACGCTTCAAGAGGGTTTCAATACCGTCAAGCTTCTCAGCGAAACCTTCGGAAGCTTTTTCCTGCTGAACCAGCTTTTGGTTTACAGTTTCAAAGCGGTCCAGATCGGCTTCGATCTTTGACAACTTGGCTTCAACCAACGGATCGGCATCGCCTTTCTTTTCAATTTCTGCAAGGCGCTGATCGTTTGTTGCTTTAAATTCTTCAAAAGCACCGTTCAGTCCTTCCAGATAAGTTTTGAGATTATCATCCATGACAATCAACCTTTCTGTTTAGGATTTAAGGATATTGGTTAGGCGATCTAACTCGCTTACCAGTTCAGAAGGCATTTCCTGAGCGCCAGCATCCCGCTGTTCCAGTGCCTTTGCTACAGCCGAAGCTGCAACTTTCGCCTCGCTTCTGGAAAGTTCCGCTGCATCCCGCAGGACTTCTTCCCATTCACGGACTGTTCTGTCGCTCTTTACCGCTGAAACCCTAGCTTTGGGGTTCATAGGAAAGGTTACGGCAGAAATCTCCATAAGGTCTACTGACTTTAAATAACGGCGTTTGCCCTTATCATCGTAATCATAGCCTTTTGGCTCGACGCGGTAGCCAATAGACAAGCCATCAATCGCGCCCATTTTCATCAATTCATAAACTTCGCGGCCTCGCTGGGTTCCCATAGCCAATCGACCTTTGACTTTAAGGCCACGGCGATCCTCTATGATCTCATCGAAGACCCCGATGGGTTCATCTGCACGGTGCTGGTAAAGCATTTTTACAGCCTTAGCACCCTTGCGCCCGATAGACTTAGCGAAAGCGCCCTCAACGACAACATCATTGCCAAGGTCTTTGTTTCCAAAGATTGAGCCGTATCCGCTGAACTCGCCTTTTTCGTCATCTTCCATCGCTTTAATGTCAAACCTGACGTCCAGCGTTTCATCTTTGAATTCAATATCGTCACTCATATCAATTTCCTTTGGGTCTTACTTGCCATGAATGGACAAGCAAACCGCTGTCCGTTGAGTTTTAACTTGTGAACGCAACTTACCATAGATAGATTTTCTTTTCCAGTATGCGGTCAAAAATCAATTTCACGCCTCAAACGTAAATCACCAAGCCTACGTTCCACCATTTCAATCAGCCCATACTCATCAACTTCAAGGCCAACGCACTTAGCTTTCATTTCAAGATAATCTTCCTTTGTTATTTTTTCCTGAGAAACTATTTCAAAAATCCTATCCGCGCTTTGCGTCATCAATAATCTCCTGTATCATTTCAAGGAATAAAGGATTTACCTTGTCTGTTTGCCCAGAGGCCCAAAGTGAAAAGCTTTCTGCGAACCACTCAAAAGCATCGGTTTCAGCGTATCTACTCCAAAACTCTTTTGAACGCTTTTTCTTCAATCTGTAAACTTTGAGCCAACGCTTTTTAAGCTCATCTTCGAATGGCCTGTCAAATGCGGAAACCCTGCCCCTTTCAGAAACACGCCGCCCATAAGTTTGATGAATTTGATGTCCAAACTCGTGATACATCGTTGATCTAAAATGATCCATACCACCAGTTGAATACTCTTCGACAGTCCAAGGCTTTCTACCTTCACCGCCGAGCTTGAAGTCACTGACTTCCGCGGTGGAAATAGAAGCATATTCACGCTTCAATTGCCAAAGCTCATTATTAGCGTCAGACAACTGAAAGCTAAGCGGTCCGTCGCCGCGATCACCAGTTTCAAGAATACGTTGCTCCAGCGCACGAACTTTGGCTTCCCCTTCTTCAATTTTAAGTTTTAGTTCAGCCCGTCGAGGGACAAGGGTTGCATCATTTGCAGTCGTAATATCGCCCGCCCACTTGTTGAAATAATCGGTGTTGAAGCCCATAACCCCATCACCCATATTCGCTATGGTCTTTTCAGATTGTATTTTTTTATAACCCCTCACCCTTGGGATACCAAAAAGATCCGCGAAGTAATTAAGCTCCTGATTGACAATAGCTATCGCGGCGGCAGCTTCCTTTGTGAGGGAGCCAGCGCCTTGAATGACCCCAAAATCGCGCTCATCACCACCTTCATAAATTGCACGTAATGCTTGGTTTGGTTGCTCGTCTGCTTCTTTTAACTGCTTCCTGAGGCTTGCTAGGCTTTCTTCTTTTGAAACTGTAGGGAAATCTTCGTTCCTAACTCCCTTAATTATTGGGAGCACAACTTCACGCCCAACGGGTAAAGGCGCGAAAGGTTCCAAGGGAGCGGGTGGGGGCGGTGGTGGGGGCGGTTCAGCAACG